GGATAGTCTCTCGCCTAACGGCGTTAGGTGCTGGCCTACCCTGGCCTAATGCAGGTTAGCCTACCCTTACCTATACCCTTACCCTGTCCTATAGTATAGGGTTAGGGTCGCCTACCCTCCCCTACCCTCCCCCTATGGGGGGATATGCCCGAAGATTAGGCGACCTATGGGCAGGTTAGGTTAGCCTATCCTAACCGTACATATGTACGAATGACCCCAGGGTGTTAAACAACACATATACTATATATATATACTATCCCCTTCTAATTTTGCATAGTATTGTAATCTTGTGTGCCCCCTGTAGCTGGCCTGTTATATACCTGTTTGTCCGTTTTTTTGTGTGAGGTCGGTCACATTTAGGTAAATTCTTTGGTTTTAGGTGTCCACCTGGAGGTGTCTGGACAAGGATATATATATAGAGGGTTTTATAAGCGGCCCCTTCAGGGGGCCGCGTTATAGGTTTTCTGTCAGTAGGTTTTTTTGTCAGGTGTAGGTTTAAATGTAGGTATAGGCGGGTGTAGTGTGTCCTCTGGGAGAGGACCCTCGCCGTTGTACTATAGGTGCCGTTGTCCACAGGCTGTGGATAGCTTGTGGCCCCCCTGTGGGTGGTCCCTGGATTTAGGGTAGGGGTGTTCCGTGGCTGCAAGCGGTGCTGGCAGGAAGCGGAATGATCTTCCGGCTGAGGCGAAGAAGCGGTTTCTTGAGTTTTATGCTGAGGGCCGTACGATTAATGACGCGCTGGAGATGGCTGGCCGGACGCGGACGACGTATGAGGAGTGGCGGCGTAAGGATCGCCAGTTCGCTTTGGATGCTGACCGGATCAGGCAGATGCGTGTGGGGGCGCAGCATGTGAAGGGCGAGCAGATCCCTTTCTCAGAGTTCTCTGAGAGGTATTTGGATGCCAAGGTGTTCCCGCACATGCAGAATGTGGTGGATCTGATTGAGGGGAATGACCCTAGCTGGCGTCATCCGGGGATGACGTATGAGCCGGGTGAGCGGGACCTGCTGATCGTGAACATGCCCCCCGAGCATGCGAAGACTACGTCGGTGACGATCAACTATGTGACGTACCGGATTTGTATGGATCCGAATATTCGCGTGATTGTGGTGTCGAAGACGCAGGATATGGCGAAGAAGATGCTGTACGCCATCAAGACGCGCTTGACGCATCCGAAGTATGCGGAGATGATCGCGAACTACGCCCCGGTGGGTGGTTTTGATTCTAAGGCTGAGGCGTGGAATCAGAACATGATCTACATTTCGGACGATGCGCGTGATTCGGGCGAAAAGGACCCGACCGTCCAAGCTCTTGGTATTCGTGGTCACATTTATGGTGCCCGTGCCGATTTGATCATCATGGATGACTGCGTGGATTTGACGAACGCGCACGAGTTTGAGAAGCAGATTGACTGGTTGCAGTCCGAGGTGATTTCCCGTATTTCTTCTACGGGTGCCTTGCTGGTGGTGGGGACCAGGCTGGCAAGCAAGGATCTGTATTCGGAGATCCGTGAAGCTAATAGGTATCCAGACGAGGTGTCCCCGTGGACGTACCTGGCGATGCCTGCCCTGCTGGATGCTGATGAGGATCCGGCTAAGTGGGTGACGTTGTGGCCGAGGTCGAACCAGCCGGAACCGGGCGTGAAGGGCCGCGATGCGGAACCTGACGAGGACGGGTTGTTCCCGAAGTGGGATGGGCCGCGTCTAGCGAAGAAGAGGGCACGAGTTAGTCCAAGAGCATGGGCGCTAGTGTACCAGCAGCAGCAGGTTGCCGATGTGGGTATTTTTTCCGCTGAAGCGATGCGTGCCTCCATCAACGGTAACCGCATGACGGGCTTGATGCCGAGGGGCATGGTGAACTGTCGCCCTGACGGGATGGATGGTCTGATATGTGTAGCTGGCTTGGACCCGGCAATGGCGGGGCACACAGCAGCCGTGGTGATTGGTTTGGATCCGGCGACACAGAAACGGTTCGTGCTGGACATTTGGAACAAGCCCGCGATGACACCGGACCAGATCAGGGATCTGATCAGGGAGTGGACGACTAAGTACGGTATCACTGAGTGGCGTGTGGAGAAGAACGCTTTCCAGTCGATGCTGACGCAGGACCGCGAGGTGCGCGAGTATCTGGCTGGTGCTGGTGCCGTGTTGCGGGAGCATTTCACTGGCTCCAATAAGCATGATGTTGATTTCGGTGTGGCGTCGATGACGACGCTGTGGGCTGGTTGGGAAGATAAACGTCAACTAATTGAACTGCCTTCTACTGCTATCAGTGAGGCGGCGAAGTCGCTGGTGGAGCAGTTGCTGATCTGGCATCCTGCCGCACCTAAAACGCAGAAGACAGATATTGTGATGGCTTTGTGGTTCGCTGAACTTGCTTGCCGTGATCGCGTGATGGCGATGAGCAATTTTGCTCGTTCCCACGTGAATAACCCGTTCGCTACCCGTTTCGATAAGTCCACGCGAGCGACGGTTAACTTGAATGATGCGGAACGTGACCGCATGTTCGTGACCCTGTAGGAGGATGGGTGCCGACAACGGCTGAGGTTGCCAGCCTCTACAACAGGCTGCGTGTGCAGAACAATGACCGTGACCAGCGGATGCGTGACATTAAGCAGGTTCGTGGCGGTCAAATGGGAATGGTGTTCCCTGAACTGTTCCCTGAGGATGGCCCGTTCACTCGCCCGATTGTGGCGAACATGGTGGATGTGGCTGCGCGTGACCTGTCTGAGGTGATCGCGCCTCTGCCTTCATTCAACTGCTCTAGCTCGTCTATGGTGTCGGATTCTGCGCGGAAGCGTGCAGAGATGCGTACCCGTATCGCCACCTACTATGTGCAGTATTCGCAGTTGCAGAAGCAGGCTTATACTGCCGCTGATCGGTTTGTGACTTACGGTTTCGTTCCCGGTATTGTGGAGATTGACTGGGACGAGAAGATGCCGCGCATCAAGTGGCTGGATTCGATGGGCTGCTACACGGTGCGCGATAAGCGTGACCGGGTGAAGGCGCTGTTCCAGACGATCAACTACCACATTGATGACTTGATTGCGAAGTTCCCGCAACTGCAGAACGTGATCTTGCAGCAGGTCCCTGGCATGTCCACGAAGATTGAGGTCGTGAGGTATCACGACAAGGATGCGGATATCCTATTCCTGCCTGGTGAGGGCGGGATCGAACTGCTGCGTACCGCGAACCCGGTGGGCAAGTGCCTCGCGGTTGAGGTGCGTCGTCCTGGCCTTGATGAGGATCCGCGTGGTCAGTTCGATGACGTTATTGCGGTGCAGGTAGCGAAGGCACGTTTCGCTCTACTGGCGATGGAAGCGGCACAGAAGAGTGTGCAGGCACCTATCGCTTTGCCGCAGGATGTGCAGGAACTGTCACTCGGTTCTGACGCTGTACTACGTTCTACGACACCGGAGAAGATCCGGCGCATCCCGCTTGAGGTTCCTGCTGCCGCGTTCCAAGAGCAGGGCGTGCTGGACAACGAACTACGTCAAGGCTCGCGTTATCCTGAGGTTCGTGGCGGCAACCTAGACGCATCTATCGTCACTGGTCGTGGCGTGCAGGCGTTGATGACCGGGTTTGACACCCAGGTCCGCACCGCGCACGCCATGTTCGCTGAAGCATACACTGATCTTATCGCTCTCTGCTTTGAAGTGGAGGAGCGATGCTGGCCGTCGTTCCGTAAGACTGTTCGCGGCAACGACAACGGTACACCTTATGAGGTTTCATACTCGCCCGAGAAAGACATCAAGAACGATTACTCGGTCGATGTTCAGTATGGCCTCATGGCGGGTCTGGACCCTAACCGTGCACTGGTGTTTGGGTTGCAGGCCCGTGGTGACCGTCTCATCTCGCAGGACTGGCTGCGCCGCTCCCTGCCGTTCTCACTGAACGCGACGGAGGAAGAGCAGAAGCTGGACATTGAGGATATGCGTCAGGCGCTGCGTCAGGCGGTTGCTGGTTACGCGCAAGCCATTCCTGTTCTTGCCCAGAATGGTCAGGATCCTGGTGAGATTCTTGCCCGTCTTGCGTTGATTATTGAGGGACGCCAGAAGGGTAAGCCGATTGAGGAAGTGATCGCGGAAGCGTTTGCTCCCCAAGAGCCGCCACCTGGCATGGTTGAGCCTGCAGATGTTGGCGCTTCCCCGGTCCCTGGCGCACCTGGCGAGGCTCCCATGCCAGGTGGTGAGTCTATGGAAGGCATTGATGCTTTTGGTAGGCCGCGTGGTGTCGCACCTGGGCAGGCTGGTTTGCCGCCTGGTGGTCGTCCTGATTTGAACTTCCTTCTTGCTGGGTTGTCGTCGTCGGGGCAACCTAATCTTTCAGCTTCAGTTTCCCGTCGTGTTCCAATTGCATAAGGAGAAGTAAGATGGCAGTTCCGAATGCAGCGCCTAAGAAGCCTGCGAATCAGGGCGGGAAGGCTCCCGCGAATGTTCAGCCGCCGAATGTAAATGTGGCTAACGTTGATAACACGAATGCGCTTCCGCACCGTTACGAGGGTACTGCGAATTCGTGGACGAATCATTCTGTTGCGAAGCAGCCTGGTGGTACTCGTGGCTCAGGTAAGGGGACTCGCTGATGTGCAATTTCTGTGGGTGTCAGTCAAAGGTCGGCAATGGCTACGGTGGTAGCAAGAGCGGGAGCAAGTGATGAAGGCTCAGTCAGGAAGCACTGGCAAGGGCATGTCCCGTCGTGACTACCTCACCCAGACCAAGATTCGGGTCGGCAAGAAGACCAACTCGGGTCGTAACGGTGGCACTGGTGTGAAGCGGCAGGGATCATCATCAGCTTCAGGCGTCTATAAGCAGAAGCGTGGCAAGTAAGAAGGCGTTCTGGGATCGGCCTAACCCGCGCAAGAAATCCACTCCCCTGACCCCAGCTCAGAAGGCTGCGGCGAAGGCGCGTGCGAAGAAGGCGGGTAGGCCGTACCCCAACCTCGTTGACAACGCTGCTGTCAGAAAGAAGAAGTGATGGCTGCGAAGAAGGACTCGCGCCTAGAGCGTGCTGGCGTATCTGGCTACAACAAGCCCAAGCGCACCCCTAACCATCCCACGAAGTCGCATGTCGTTGTGGCTAAGGACGGTTCGCAGGTCAAGACGATTCGTTTTGGTCAGCAGGGTGTGACGGGTGACAGGCAGCCAACGAAACGTCAGGCGTCGTTTAAGGCCCGTCATGCGAAGAACATTGCGAAGGGCAAGATGAGCGCGGCCTACTGGGCCGACAAAGTTAAGTGGTAGGGAGCCGGGTGTGGACGAGGACAACGAGTTCGAGATCATTGACGAGCAACCCGTAGTCGTTGAAGCCACACCCTGGTTCAACTCTGACACGGTAGCCACCTCCATGATGTTCGCCTCGCAGATGGCGCAAGCCGCTGCTGAACATTTCCAGAACCTTGCCCTACTGGCCCTTGGTCAGTCAGCGCACGAGTGGGTTCAGGTGGATCGGGAAGAGTTCGCTGACGAGACAGCGGCTGACATTTCAAAGATCGTTGTGAAGGAGCAGGATGGCTGAGGGTCGTGGTGGTTACCGCCAGCCGAGTAATCCTGCGCCTGTGTCTGGGCCTGGGGCTATGTCGCGTCGTACTGATGGTCAGGGCGCGAGGTATATGGCTGGTGGCGAGTATGGTGAGGGTCAGGAGATGATGGATCTTCAGACTTCAGCACCCATGTCGCAGGCTTCTGAGGGCCGTGCTGCTACTCCTCGTGCCCGTGGTGGTCGTCAGGCCGCACCTGAGGCCGCTCGTCCTACGCCTTTGTTTGCTCCTACGGAGCGACCGGATGAGCCTATTACTGCGGGTGCCCCTTTCGGACCTGGACCGGGACCGGCAGAAACCTTGCAAATGTCTAAACCAGTGAACAACCTTGAGGTTGTCGCTAAATATCTTCCCGTGTTGCAACAGGTGGCAACATATGATGGCGCACCAGACAGATTTCGCGCACTGGTGCGGTATCTCCAGGGTTCGCGATGAAGCGTGGCAAGTGGAAGGCCGGAACGGTCTGGGACAACTTTGCTGCAGCCGCTGACGCTGTTGGTTTTGAGAATGCTGATATTGCGTGGGGTTTAGCGCAAGTGCCGTGGGAATCGCTAGTTGAGCGTGACCAGTTCCTTGATTCTCTTTCAGCACAACGAACCCGTGATCTTTACGGAGACAGGATTTTCGGTGGGTAACTTTATAGAGGACTTCCTCTTTGGTGCTCCCGACTCGCGAACAGGTGAAACGCGAGGCGGGATTCCCGCTGTCGCGGACTGGCTATGGCCTTTCGAAAACATGTGGGTTTCTAGCGCCGTCGATTCAACAGCAGGTCAGGTGCTTACTGCTCCCGCTAGGGCAGGTGCCCAAACCGTTCTTGGCGGCTTGACTGCTATCGAGGTAGCAGAGTCATATCTTCTCGCTCGTCCCGCTTCTACGTTGCTTCAGGCTTCTGCAACTTCCCGACGCAACATTAATCCGCTGTACCGCGATGGTATTCAGCTTCAAGATTTTGTTGATATGTGGAACGCAAGCGAATACATTTCGCCTGCCCGCGCACTAACTCAGCGTCAACTTGCACAGCGTGCACCTGTCGAAATTGCTCCCGGCGCTCCTGCTGAAGCAGCAAATCTTTACCGTGCCATTAGTGAGCCTTACCCTCAGGTCGGTGGTGTCACCCCTGAGCAGTATGAAGAGGCTTGGGATAATTCTCCTTTTGGCACTGTGGTGTCTGGCACTTACGATCTTGCTTTCCTTCTTCTTGCTGGCGGCAAGGGCGTTAATGCTGCTGCTTCAACCGTGAAGAAGGCTGCTGGTCTTTCTACTAAGATTGATGATCTTCAGAAGGTTACTCGCATGCGCGAGGGCATTGAGGGTCACCGGGAGTACCGGGCAACCAACGGACAGTCTGGTAGATTTAACATTGACGGCAAGTATGTTGAGGATCTTGCTAAGGAAACAGATGTTGCTCGCATTCTTAGCAATCCGCTTCTCACCCGGTGGACGGGATCTGGTTCTTTCAATTCCACGGAACTTGCCAGGAATATAGCGAAGACCGACAGCGAGGATTTGATCACTGAACTTGTCCTTGCTGATCGTGGTGACCCACTTGCCCTTGGGCGGTTGTTTAACACTGCGCCTGATACAGTGTGGTCATTGACCGACATGAATGAGAAACTTGCTCGCGAGTTTGCTGTTGGCGGTCAGTTTATTCCGTCGCCTCAGCAAGCCAGAGTTATCAAGGCTACTTTTGATTCGGCTGTTGAGCGTGATGAGTTTTTCCGTTCTGTGCGCGATATGTTTATGTCGGGCAAGATGGATGACCCTGTTGACATTGTTGACGATGTTGTTGCGAAGATTGACGGTATTCCGCTGACGAGTGCTAGGGGTCAGCGTCTTGCGGCTTTGAATGATGAACTTGAGGCCGCAAGAAACAAAATGGCAGAGGCTGATAACCCCTTGAACCTTCAGATGGGCTCGCAGCAGCGCGGGGAGGCGGTTGTTGATATACGCCGCATTCAGTCTGAAATTGAGGCCTTGAAGAAGCAGCCTCCTGCTTTTGACGAGTTCGCTACTCCTAACGTGCCCGAACCTGGCAAGCTCAACGCTATTCGTGGCACTGGTGCAAACTTCGTTCCGATTGGCACTGAGGGTGTTGCGCCGATTGCTAACGCAACTGGAATGGCACAGCGTTGGCTGCGTAGAACAATTGCCGACGCGCGCATAAACCGGCCAAACACTTATGTTGAGATTCCTCTTGGGGATCGTGCTTCTGGTCCGTTGACCACGCTTTTGTTTTGGGCTGGTAACCGGCAGCCTTTGAACATGGTGAGCTACAATCGCCTTCGACCCGATGAGGTCGTTGAGGAGATGATTGCGTACTCGCGTAGTGCGCGAACTCTTCGTCAAAAGAATTGGACTGTTACCAAGGTCGATCCTGATACTAAAATTTCTGAGACTGTCCGTATGCCTGCATGGGCTTGGCGTGCGGAGGCTATCGCCCGTATCGCTGATGCTAAGGCCCGGGGAGACAAGGCACTTGATACTACGGTTCGTGAACTGCAAGAAGAACTTATTTCTGTTCCGGTGAACAAGTACAACATTCCTACTGCTGATAAAGAAAAAATTATTACAGGGCTCCGCGAGAAGGTTGACGAGTCTCAAGCGCAGGTTGCTAATGATGGATTTTTTGTTGATGAAGCAGGTGTGACTGTTCCTGATCCCGTCACGATGCGTCAGTTGCCTGATTCTTTGATGCTGATGCCGTTGGACGATCTTGACTGGGCTCTTCGCACAGTAAGTTCTACTCGTTACGCTCGTCGTGGTCGTGGAACGCGCAGACTGATGCGCTGGACGAGTTCTGCTTTTGACGCTATCTTTAAGTGGTTCCGCACGAATATTCTTTTCCGACCGGGGTACGTTCCGAAGAATTCTTTTGCCGAGCCAGGTGTGGCTTCCATGCTGGCTGACGGCAGCCTGTTCCCTGCCGATGGCCTCGGTAATGCGCTTAAGCGTTTTGACACAAACAATGAGCGTCGCATTCTTCAGTTTAAGTATGCGGTAAGAGACAAGTTGCCTTTGTCTCCTGCTCGCAAGGACGCCAAGAGGGCTCAAGAGATTTTTTCTTCTTACCTTGAGAAGAGTCGTCGTCTTGAGGAACTTCAGGCGCACATCGATGACTTAGATTCTGCTGGTACTTCCCCTTCAACAAGGGCCGCGTATCTTGATGCTGCTAAGGCAGAGCGTAAGGTTGTGTATCGTCAGGTCAAGGATCTTGAGAAGGAACTTGATTTGATTGATGATGCGTGGACCCAGGTTGACGAGGTTCCGACGTATTCTGAGTTGTCTAATCGTGTGACTAATCTTCGTACTGCTTTGACTGACCCTGAGTTTGTGTCGGAGGCTACTCGCCGTATTGATGAGTTGCGTGATCTTGCTGCTACTCGCCAGTCGGGCGCAAGCAGCATTGGGTCAGCGCTTGAGGAAATTAGTCGGCTCCGCGACCGTCGAGCATCTCTTGTTGCAACGAGGGATTCGCTTTATAAACGCCCTGGCCGTATGGCTGCCGAACGCGACCTTAGAGATCCCACAAAAAATAAGCGCAGGGATCTTATGGATCCTGAGGCACCTGAAGCTAGGGTTGCTCCGGATGATGTTGAGCGCCTTGCGCGTAACATGGATCCGAGAGATAAAACTCGTCTTAGCCGTGAAGGCGGTCGCGGCGATGCGGAGCGCCGCATTGAGGGTATCATTAGAAGCATTGCTTACATTGACGAGCAGATTGCAGCTACTGAAGCAACTGTCCGAATGCTTTCTAAGAAGCGTGTTCCGCAGTCAGGTTTGACGCCTGTTGAGCAGGCTGAACTTGACCAGTTGAGTTCTCTCATTTTTGCTCGCAGCAAGGTTGACGTAGGCGACCTTGACGCTCAAGCCTTGCTTGATGACCTTACGGCCAAACTTGATGATATTCGTGAGCAGACGTTTCTTCTTGAGCCTAATGCTTTGAAGGAAATGCAAAAGCTACGGGATGAGATTGCTGCTCTTGACGGTGAGCGTGCTTCGCTTTCTGACCGTATTGCTTCTCGTGTTCTTGCTCGCGAGAAACTAGGTGAGCGGGAACTGAGTGGTGAGGTTGACTACGAACTGAACGTCGGTGGGATTATCTACAAGATCCCTGCACCGTTTAGCACTGTTGACAACTATGGTTCCGCGTACCGCGCCGAGGCTGCTGCTGATTTGACTGCTGCTCAGACTATGACCGGTGGCAGGTTGAACGGTGCAGGCTCTGGTTTGCGTTGGCGGCAAAGCGAGCTCGGTGAAGCGATTCAGCCGTTTGATCCGCGCTACTGGACCGAACTTACTTACGTTATCAACCGCCACATTGTTGGTGACGAATTTGCTAACCTTCTTCTTTCCGGTAAATCTGATATGGAGATTATGAAGTGGTTCCAGTCTCCTACTGGTAAGAAGTACATGGAGCAAATGGGCTGGACTTACGAGCAACTTCGTGGTGGCCCTCGTGGCTCAGTTCCAGCAACTCCTCTTGCGGGTGAGACTGTCGGCGCTCGTATCACTAAGTTTGAAGATGGCATTATTGCGAAAACTCGCAAAGATTTGAACAATTACTTCCCTGATCCGACTTTCAGGGCTCGCCTTGTTGAGTCTCGTGAGTGGACTCCAGGTGAGATTCAGGCGGCTCTGGGAGGAATTGAGGGTCTTGCGCCTATCTATGGCCGTGGCCTTGAGTTTGTTGGCAACCGTGCCGCAAGAGTCAACCGTGCCGTAAACAATGCTTTGAATAAACTTTGGGGCAATCTTGCGGTGAAGCCCGAATCTCGCTTTGGTCGTTTCCCGTTTATGACTCGCGAGTACCGTCGCGAGATGGAGCGTGAAATTAGAATTGCACAGGACCGTGGTCAGATTGTTGACGGTGCTGCTCTTCAGGCCATGCGAACTACTGCTCAAGCGCGTGCGTTGAAAGAAATGGAAAACACTTTTTATAATGTTCGCCGCATGACAAACCCTGTGTTTTCTATGCGTTACATTACAGCGTTTGCTGCTGCCGCCTGGAACACGGCATACAGGTATTTCCGTCTTGCCTACCGAAATCCTGGCCGCGCGACGGTGATGGCTAACGCATGGATGAACGTTCTTGAGTTTCTTGGAACTGACGAGGACGGTAACGAGGTTAAGTCTTGGAAGGACACAAAGTACATTGTGTTCTCCATTCCTGAAGAGTGGGATATTCCTGTAGATTCCAACTTGAAGATTGATGCTAATTCGATCAACCTTGGAACACAGGAGGGCGGGTATCTGCCGACTCTTACTCTTCCCGTGAGCGCAATGATGCGGGAAAAGCCTGAGCTATCTAAGGCAATTAAAGATCGTTTCCCTGAGGTTTGGGAAGCAATGTTTGGGTACGGCACTGGGACCGACCCTAACTATGATCTTCTCGGCATTCCTCTTGACCCGCTCCTTGCTTCATACCAAAAGAAGGGTATCCTTCTTGCTCGCAACATTGAGGAACTTGGTGGGGTTGACAACCCATTCTTCCAAGAGATTCCCGATGAGGACTGGGCTAGGGTTGTTATGCAGGATTACGACTACCGTCTTTTCCAGTGGGCCAAGGATGGTTTTCCTGGAGAAATGCCCAGCATTGAAGAGTCCTACAGCAACGCTGTCGAATACTACGTGAATGGTACTGCTTCTTCCTGGCTTAGTCCTGGCGCTATCATGACTAGCCCCGAGGGCCAGTGGGCGCGTGACGAGTGGTACAAGATTCGCGCTTCATTCCCGAATGACTTTCCCGCCGCTGTAGCGCAGGCACGCTCTATGTACGGTCCCGAGTTTTTCTTTATGATGCAGTCAACTTCTAGGAACCGTGCCGGTATGCCTGCTACGCAGGACGCCTACCAGATTTGGCAAAACAACCAAGATACTCTTGCCGCTCTTCGCGAGATGTCTCCACAGAACCCAAACATGCTTGCTTCTTTGCTGTTCCTTGACGAGCAGTCTTACGACGAAGCAGAGTTTGACGAGGTTGTTTACAACTGGCAGGAAACAGCGTTCATTCCTGGTGATGTTGAGCCTGTTCGGTCCCGCCAGTCGCCGCAAGAGCGGCAGGACGAGTACAAGATTTCTAGGTCTTGGTCTTACTGGAATCGTGCTGTTGCCAAACTTGATGCGACTAAGCTTCAGTACGGTTTCAAGACGCTTTCTCCTGACAATGAGAGTGCTTGGCTGTACGAGGAGTGGGAAGCGTTTGAGCAGGGTTTCCGCAGCGACCCTGATAATGCTTTATGGAAGGCCGAGAAGGATTCTTTCGATATTGGTAAGGCCGAGCGTTCCCTAGATGGTATTGATTACCTTCTACGTGATCGCAAGTTTATGTCTACTGTTGGTCGCTCGCAGACTTGGCAGACTATTCGCGATTACAGGATGGAACTGTACAACGCTCGCCTTCAGTACGAGCAGTTGGAAACTTCTGCTGACCGCAAGGCTATGGCTACTCAGTGGGATCAGTGGGTACGTGATGAGTATCTTCCACAGGCAGGCAATTTTGCTGGATACTATGAGCGTTATCTTGCTGGACGCGATTTGTCTGGGCAGCAACTGCTTGATCGACCGTTGAGCATCGGGTCCGAGTTTCCGATTCCTGCTGAGGAAGGTGTTAGTCAGTGAGCGATAGAGTTTATGTTCCTGGCTATGGTTATGTTGATAGCGGCACGCCTGCACCTAAGAAGGACAAGAAGAACTTTACGTTTACTCCACCGAATCCTACTACTACGGCAAGTACCGGTTCCCCTCGCGAGCCTGCCTACTTGCGGTATGACATTGCTTACCGCCCCCCAGTTTGGGGTACTGCTGACCGCATGGAGCAGCAGATTCCCTCTTTGCCATTGATTTACCGGGCCCAAAATTCTGGTGATTTGCGTGAAGCATACTGGTCTGACCCTGCCTCAAAAGCAATCATCCAGGCTGCTGCTCGCGCATATTACAGGGATTACCCTAACTACAGTGATCAGTGGGCTGAGGGTTTCTGGCAGAAGGATATCATGAATGCCGCTATCAGTGAGGGAGCTCCTCCTGCTTGGCAGATGTTGCAGCAGATTTTTTCTGAGGGTGTCACTGCTAGTGAGTCTCCTGACGGCTCTACTCCTGGCGGTTATCCTTCAGGTGGTGGTGGTTATGGAGGCGGGGGTGGTGCCACTTCTGAGCGCATTGACCTTGCTTCACCAACGCAAGCTCAGGCTTTGTTGACTCAGTTTATGCAGTCAGCGGTAGGCCGTGACCCTAAAGCTAATGAGGTCAGTAGATTTCTTGAACTACTTCAGGACTATCAGCGTAACAATCCGATGGTTGTGAGTGCTAATGGCAGCACTGTCACCCAGTCTGGAGGAATTGACGCTGGTGTTGTGGCACAGGAGTTCGTTGAGACACTGCCTGACTACACGGAGTCACAGGCTGACCGCTACTACAGGTCGTTCATGTCAGCTCTTCTTGGTGGTGCCTGATGGCTGCTGAAAACACATTTGATGTTGTTGTTAGGCTTCTTGAGCGTCAACTTCGTGACGCGCAAAGCAATCTGAAACTTGGACGACAGAATAACGCTCCTGATATTAAGGCGTTGGAGCAGGCTGTTGAGGATGCTCAGAGGGCTGTTGATAAGTATCGTGAGTCTCGTGGTTCTGACCGCAGTCGCCTGACTGAGAAATATCTTGGCGACTACTATGATGAGGTTGGCGACTGGGTCCGTGACCTTGTTAAGCAGAACCCTGCTTTGATTAATCTGTTTTCTCAGGCTGTGTCTAATGGTTGGTCTACTGAGAAGTTCATTGGTGAGATTTACAAGTCTGACTGGTGGAAGTCTCAGAAGGAGAAGGGCCGGGGTAACCGCTGGCTTGAAGCCTTCATTATGGAGAATGATCCTGCCCAGCAGGGTAAGTGGATTGACTCCATTGAGGCTGTGAAGCAGAAGATCCGTGACATGGCTGAGTCGATCTACAATATGCAGGTCGATGAGGGTGAACTGGATAAGATTGCTCGCCGCTACCTTTATCAGGGCTGGGATCTTGCAGATGAGCGTGGTCTGCGTGTGTGGCTTGGTCGCCAGTTTGGTAAGCGCACTGAGGCTGAAGATGGTGCGTTGACTCCTGGTGGTCTTGTCCTTGATACTGAGCGTCAACTTCGGGATGCTGTGCGGAATTTTGGTTTGTTCCGGCCTAAGGATTGGGCTGCTAAGACTGCTGCGAGTATTTTGAATCCTGAGTCTGGTTTGACTGAGGATGAGGCGTGGAATGAGCTTATTGCTGAGGCTGAGTCGCTGTATCCTACACTTGCGGGGAAGTTGGCTAAGGACCGTTCGGTGCGAGATGTGGCTGGCGGCTACATCGGGCAACTTGCTCGCTACTTGGAGATCAATGATCCTGAGTTGATTGATTTGCAGGATCCGCTGTTGCAGAAGGCGTTCACGAATCTGGATCAGAATAGTAATCCTCAGTTGATGCCGTTGTGGCAGTTCACGCAGGAGATTAAGAAGGATGGGCGTTGGCAGTATACGTCTAATGCTCTTGATACTTATTCGCGGATTGGTTCTGATTTGTCGCGCATGATGGGATTCGTGGGGTAGGTATGGCTGACTCAAGAGTTCCTAAGCAACCCGGTGGTACGAAGGACCGACCTGCTAAGGGTGGTCCGAATCCTCCTAAGGATGACAAGGGTAGGGACGACAAGGACAAGGGCAAGGATAAGAAGCCGAAGGAGCCCGTTCAGGGCATCAGTGAGTCATGGACCCTAGAGGAACTTGGCCCCGCCCCTGACGGCATGGAGTGGGTACTGACCCCTGGTGGTGGAGCAGCCCTGCGGCCCATTGGCGGTGGCGGTGGTCAGGGTCAGCCTCCTGGCCCTGCGCCTGAGGGTTTCCAGTGGGTGTTTGAGAACAACACCTGGGTACTCAAGCCCCTTGGTGAGCAGCAGGACAACCGGGGCACTGCCCCTGGTGCGGCCTGGGTTTGGGACGGAACCAAGTGGACTCGTCCTGCCCGACCTTCGGATGGCAAGCCTTACCTTTGGGATGACGATCTTGGCTGGCAGGTTGATACTGCCTTGATGACTGCTCGCACGAATGCGAGCGACTATCTTCGTGGCTTGTTCAAGCAGTTTGGTTTTGCTGACACTGATGTCACTACTCTCATGGGTCAGGTTGAGGGCTGGATCCAGCAGGGCCTTGCTGATGCTGGTACTGAGCCTGTGTTGATGAAGTTCCGTGACACGGATATCTATAAGCGCCGTTTTGCTGGCATGTCTGAACTGATTTCTCGTGGTCAGGCTATCACTGAGGCTGAGTACATTGGACTTGAGTCCTCGTACCGTAATGTCATGTCTAACTACGGTATTGATCCGACATACTATGACTCGCCTGAGGATTATGCTCGCCTAATTGGTGCTGGTCTTTCTGTGCGTGAAGTTGAGGAGCGGGTTGTTGCCGCGAAGCAGGCAATGAATCCTCTCGTGGCTGCTGAGTTGCGTCAATATTACGATGTGAGTGACGGTGACCTGACGGCATACATGCTTGGTTTGACTAACGAGCAGGGTTTGCGTTTCAAGGCTGACCGTAATGAGGCTATCCGCACCCAAGAGGGTATTCGCGGGATTGCTCGTACTGCACAGATTGGTGCTGCTGCGGAGCGTGCAGGGTTCAGCATGGACCGTGCCTACGCTGAGCGTCTTGCTGGTACTTCTGTGGGTGCAACGATTGACCCGTTCCAGATGGGAACCCTGGCTCAACTTGAGGGCGAGTTCGGTAGGGCTCGTCGTGTCGCTGAGAGGGAGACAACTCTTGCCGGAATCGACCGTGAAGCGTTTGATCAGAGGGACGCTCTTGCTGCTGCTTTCGGTGATGAGCAGGCGAGGCTCGCGTCGGAGAGGCGTGCACGGCGTGAGCGTGCGCGGTTCGCTGGCTCGGCTGGGACTGCTGCGGGTTCTCTCGGGGTCGAAAGGAACCTATAGGCGTGGATGACTATAGATGGTACAGGGTTCATACGGGACGTTAGTCCTGTTCGGGGCTGAACGGAAAGCAGGACTGTAAAACCACACGATGGTGACAGACCTAGACCTGGGTTCGATTCCCAGCAGCTCCACTCCACGCCAGATCGGTCGGCCCTGGTGTGCGTCACAAGACCGATAGTCACAGCCACACGCTACTTCCCCAGTTGCGTGTGTGGGTGGCGACTTCCACGGATGAGAAGAGGGTGAGGGCATATGGCCCAGCACGAGTATGATCTGCCTGACGATTTCGATGATTACGATGATGGTGCTATGACGCAGGTGCGTCGGGCACATAAGGCCGCTATGAAGCGGTTGAAGGAACTTGAGGGTGAACTTCAAGGTTACCGTGTCGAATCGCGTAAGCGGACAGTAGCGGACGTTCTCGCGTCTCGCGGTTACAACCCGAAGATCGCTGATTTGATCCCGGGGGATATCACTAACGAAGCAGAGATTGTTTCTTGGCTTGATGAGAAGGCCGATGTGTTCCAGCCCACGACTGTGGCTGCGGACAGCGATGGCTCTCAGAATGAGCAGATGGACTTTCAGCAGGATGTGATGGTTCCCCCTGGCTATCAGCAGTTCAATGAGGTTGTGAACGCGGGACAGGCACCGGCTGGTGACGAGTCGCAGATCATGGCAATGATTGCCGCTGCGAAGACACCGGAAGACCTGAACAGGATTCTGTTCCAGGGTTCCGGTGGTCCCCCGGTGTACTGACCAGTAGTCCAATAACTATTTGCGAAAGGTGGTGAATCTCAACTATGGCTAACACCTACACTGGTACTAGCACGATCTCCAACCAGACTGGTATGACTAACCTTGTCCAGACTGCTTATGATCGTTATGTTGAGATGGCACTGCGGTCGCAGCCGCTCATCCGTGACATTGCTGATAAGCGGCCCGTCCAGCAGGCCATGCCGGGTTCGTCTGTTGTCTTCCAGATTTATGCTGATCTGGCTCAGGCAACTTCGACCCTGACTGAGAATGTTGATCCTGATGCTGTTGCTCTGAGCAACACGACCACGGTCACTGTTACTCTGAACGAGTACGGCAATGCTGCCCTGCTCACCCGCAAGCTGGGTCTGTTCTCGTTGTCCGATGTTGATCCGGCTGCTGCTGACATCATCGCGTACAACATGGCTGACTCGCTTGACTCTGTTGTGATGACGGAGCTGCGTGGTGGTAGCAATGTTCGTTTCGCCCGTGACTCGTCCGACACTCCCACTCAGACTTCTGAGGTTGAGATCACGGACATCATCAAGGCTGACGACATTCGCTTCGTTGTTGCGAAGCTGCGTGCGAACCTTGCGGTTCCGCGTCAGGGTAGCCTTTACGCTGCCTACATTCACCCTGAGGTTTCCTTCGATCTTCGCAAGGAGGCTACGGGTGGCGGGTTCCAGGATCTCCACAAGTATGATGCTACGGAGAACTTCTGGCCTGGATTCATCGGTACGTTTGAGGGTGCTTACTTCATTGAGACTCCTCGCATGTACTCGGCAACGGATGGCGCGACTTCTGCTCGCGTGTACCGCACGATCATTGTCGGCAAGCAGGCACTGGCTGAGGCTGTTGCTGAGGAGCCGCACACGATCATGGGTCCGGTTACGGACAAGCTGATGCGTCACCGCCCTCTGGGCTGGTATGGCGTTCTCGGGTGGAAGCGTTACCGTGAGGCTGCGCTTTACCGCATTGAGTCGGCTTCGTCTATCAACGCCTGATAGTTGATGTTCCTGCGGGGGTCACTCATATGGTGGGGTGGCCCCTGCGGGGCATTGAGAGGGATCTGATGTCTTGCAGGACCGGGTGTATTACGAAAGACCATGAGACTTATGGGCAGTGCTTGAGGGCTGCTTCTTTGCGTGTGGGTTGGTCCCGCTCGCATCTTGGGATTGATGCTTCACGGGAGAAAAGTAAGAACCGTGAGCTTGATCTTTACGCTGAGGCCCGTCAGGCGGGGATTCAGCCAGCAACTACTAGGACTCCAGACATTCATAAAGCGTTTGAGTTGTCTGCGAAGGCCGGGGCAGCGTTTGATGCCACGGATAACACATTCAGTAACGGTGCCCATTACAGCCCCAAAACGGGGCAAGTTGTTAAGTTCGATTAAGGAGAACAGGTGGCGAACGCTGTCTTCCCGAAGGCCAAGGAAGGTTTCCTTGACGGGAGCATTGACTTGGATACGGCTACGATCAAGGTTGCCCTGGTGCGGGGCTACACGTATAACACTGCCCATGACACGGTGTCTGATGTGACTGGTGCTGGTGGCACGCTTCATGCTACGTCGTCTGGCTTGTCTAGCAAGACTGTGACTGATGGCGTGTTCGATGCGGCTGATGTGACGTTTACGACGCCTGCGTCTAGCGCAAGTGATCATGCGCTGCTGCTGTTCCAGTCGTCTGCTTCGACTGGTGGCGCTGATGTGGCTGATACGAGTCAGCGTGTGATTGCGTGGATTGATTCGGGTACTGGTATCCCGATTAAGCCTGCTGGCGGTGACATCACCGTGGTGTGGGATAACGGTGCCAACAAGATTTTCAGCCTCTAGTCCTGAATGACCGTTATTGATGTAACGGAGCGCCCAGTTCTGAAACTGGGTCCTGACCTGTTCAGGTTTGCTTACCCTGACGGGGTTGCTTCTTCTGCTGCTGTGGGTACAGCTCAGGTGAATGCGACTGTTGCCGTGTCTGGGGTTGCTTCTGTTGCCGCTGTGGGCACTGCTGCGACTGTGGCGTCTGTGGCTGTGTCTGGTGTTGCTGGTGCTGGTGATATCGGTTCGCCTGCTTTGTCCGCTTCGCTCTCTGTTGCTGGCATTGCTGGCACTGCCGCTGTTGGGACAGCTAAAACGGTGGCTAAAGCTCCTGTCGCAGGGATACCCTCAGGAGCCTCTGTAGGCAACGCTGAGGCGTTTACATCCATGAACCCTTCTGGGTTTACCTCTGCTGGTTCTGTTGGCTCTCCGAGCCTTACACCTGTAATGTCGCCTACGGGTATTGCTGGGTCTGAGCAGTTTGGGGATGCGGACACTCTCGCCACCGTGTTCATTATCCCTGGCCCTGTGGATCCCAGTAACGATTTCGGTAACGCTGTGGTGACGAAGAAGGGCTGGATTTTCCGGCCACCTGTCAGCACTTACCAGTGGCGTCTGTTCAAGGAGTATGAGGGTATTTCCTTGTTGAAGGAGAGTGGCGTGTGGTCTGAGGTCGCTCATCCTGATCTTGAGCGGACGAGGAATGCCCAGAAGTATTTGGCTGGTGGTCGTGATCATGTGGTGTCTACGTCGTTGAAGGCTGAACTTGAGGGGCTTGGTTACACGGTGACTGAGGAGATCGTGACCACGGAGGAGTACCTGTGACGACGTTTGACGATTTGACTAACGATGTGCTGTCGATGCTGCGTGGTTATGTACGTTCACAAGAGTCTGTGACTGCCCTAAATGGCAGCCTAAATGGGACAGCGACCACATTCAATGTGGATAACGGTGCCCGTCTGGGCATGGGTCGGGCTGAGATTGACGACGAGCTGGTTTACATTGA